TGGTAGTAATGGAGGTTGTAATGTAAACAGTTATGGTTTTTATATGGGGACAAATAGTTCAGGACCAACAGCAAATACTAAATATGAGAGTGGTACTGATAACAAAGGTATTTATTCAATTTGGGATAAAACATTTACTGGTTTAACTCCTAATACAACTTATTATATATGGGTTTATGTGTCTAATGTAGCAGGACATACTGGTTATTCACCTATGTCTACTAGAACAACACAGCCTCCATATATTTCAGCACAACAAAATGCAGGTGCTACATCATGTAGTGGTGATACAAATGTGTATGGATGTAATGGTGCATCTTATACTTGGAGTTGGAATTTAAATTATAGAGATGCATACACAGGTTTTACTGATGGAGGAAGTTTTACATCAACTCACAGCTCACCTTATGCTTATAAAATACCTGGAAATGTGGCAGGATGTCCAACAACTCTAACAAATTATAACCAGTCTAATACTGGAGCAATGCATTCTTTAGCTTATCAATGTGTATTACCTGGTACTGGAGGTCCAACATTTAACACAACAGTAACTTATGCTAAATCAGGTTACACATCTAGGGTTTATAGTGCTTGTACCATTACATGTACTGATTAATGATTGTGCAATTAAAACATATAATTAATGGTTGGAGTAATTATTTACTGCATCATGCTAATTTATTGTCAAAAGATATACAAAAAAAAGGTGAAGATAGATTTAATATTTGTTTAAATTGTGAGATAAGAGTAAATAACATATGTGCTAAATCTAAAAAAGGTATAGATGTTAAAACAAAAGAAGAAAAGAATGGATGTGGTTGTGTTTTATATGCAAAAGTTTTAGTAGAAGATGCAGCATGTCCTTTGAATAAATGGTAAATATTATGAAGTTAAGTAAGAATTTAAGTTTAGCAGAGGTAGTGAGATCAGAGACAGCAAAGAGGCTAGATATAGATAACACTCCTACTAAAGAACATATAGAGAATCTTAAAACAATAGCTGAGAAGGTGTTTCAGCCAATTAGAGAGCATTTTAACTGTCCTATTCATGTTTCTAGTGGATATAGAGGAGAGGCATTAAATAAAGCTCTTAGAGGAGCTAGTAAGACTAGTTTACATATGACAGGTCAAGCATTAGATATAGATATGGATTTTACTAAAGTATCTAATACAGATGTATTTGAATACATTAAAGATAATCTAGAGTTTGATACATTGATATGGGAGTTTAAAAATAAAGATGGATCACCTAAATGGGTGCATGTAAGTTACAGAGAAGGTAAGAACAGAAATCAAGTACTTGAAGCATACAAGGATCCTATTAATAATCTAACAAAATATAAAGTATATGTCAGAGAAGAAAAAAAGGAAACCATTAAGAGAGACAAAAGTAGGACAACTACTAGCAAACTCAGGTCTGATAAACAATCTACTTGATGTTGTGCCTGATAAAGGTGTACTTGGCTTAGTTAAGAACATATTAAAGAAAGATAATACTTTACCTCCAGTAGATAAAGAACAAGCATTAAAACTTCTAGAAATGGATCTTGCAGAGATGGAGGCTGTAACTAGAAGATGGGAGGCAGATGCACAATCAGGATCATGGCTTAGTCAGAATGTAAGACCTATGGCACTAATATTTATGTTGTTAGTGTATGCAGCAGGTTTCTTTATGAAGTATGAATTAGATCTACCTACACAACTGCTTATGCTTATGGTAGGTGCTTACTTTGGTGGTAGGTCATTTGAGAAAACAAGAAAGTAATGGAAAGAAAAAAATGTCAATGTGGTAGTACAAAGGATAAAAATGGTTACTGTGATGGTAGTCATACTAAACATCATTTATTTGATATGAATAATCTACCTTTTCCTTATCTCTAATATATAAGTATATATATAATAGTAGTAATTAATACTATACTAGTACTAATATAATAGTCTATAATAGTGTAATTATACTATATAATAATATTTTTGTTAAAAACATTTGGTAGTTTGTAAATAAGTTTGTAATATTGTAATGTAATTAAGTTTACAAACAATAATTAATAACTAAAATTTGTCAATTACAGAAAATAATAAAACAAATACAGAAAGAATCCAAAGAAACTGGTACTCAATAGATACAAGTGGAAAGGTAAAACATTTAACTAATAACCTTAAAGAGGTTACATTAGAACTCCTACAAAAAGAAGTAGGTGGTAATATTCAGGTCTTAAACTTAGACTACAACAATCTTCTATATTTAAATGAAGATGGTATGAATCTCAATATGGAGAGAAACTATCCTGCTACTACACTAATCAGATTAGCATATCCAAAATCAACTCAAGCATTTCTAGATGGTTATGCTTTAGGAACTATGGTTGTATGCTTTGAGGAATACTCAACTGCTGATAGATGGTGTAGAGAACAAGCAGGATATAAAAGTAATGTAGAAATACTACAGAACTTAATAAGTAAAAATTGATGCTTATGAAACAGATCACACACTATAGTGATTAAAAGAGGGATCTAGGTGATAGCAGGTTTCTCTTTTTTTTTGTACCTTTTTTAAATGGCAAGAAAAGTTAAAAGAAAAACATTAGTAAGAAAGTTAGATAAGATCTTCTCACAATACATAAGAGAAAGAGATACAAATAGTAAAGGTTATGGTAAGTGCTGCACATCAGGTAAAACTATTCACAAAAGCAAAGGTCATGCAGGTCATTTTATTAGCAGAAGATTTATGTGTACTAGGTGGGATCCTGAGAATGTACACCTCCAATCAGCATATGACAATACATTTTTAGAAGGTAGACAATATGAATATGCCTTGTTTATTAATAATAAATATCATGCAGATAAAGCTACTGAATTGCTAATAAAGTCAAGGGAAACCTGTAAGTTTTCAACAGATGAATTAGAGGAAATGATAGAACATTATAAAACTTTATTGGAAAAAGTATAATATATTATAATATTATTTGTATATTAGCAGTAAGAAAAACATTTAATTTTGAGTATATATAAAAATAAGGGTGAAGAACCTACTGCAAAAGACAGTATGATCCAAGACCAAAAACTAAGGTTTGATCAACTGCTACAACTCTATAAAGATCTAGCATCTGAATATAGAGAATTATTAAGAGAAAATACTAACCATAAATTCAAGATTTCTGAACTAGAAGGTAAAGTTGAGGCTCTAGATAATATATTCCAAAAATGGAAACAGTCCAATGAGGACATAAAAAAAAACCTTAATCCAAATTTAATTTATGATGGAATCCAAGAATATAAAAGTTAGTACAATAAAATTTATAGAAGAAGATGGAACATGGTCCAATGGAGATCACACATACATCAAATACAAACTTCATCTTAACAATGGAGAAAAACCTGAGTTCTTAGCAAAGAATCAATCTACAATAGATAAACTTAATGTAGGTGATGATGTTAGATACTCTTATAAAAAAGAAGGGCAGAATTTTGCCAAGATAGAAAAAGAATTTAATCAATCTAAATTTAATAACATGAGTAAAAACACTAATCAGAGTACAGCCACAAATGGTATGTCTCAACAAGAATCTATTGCTAGATCTGTAGCATGGAATAATGTAAGTCAATTTGTATTCTCTGAGGAATTTCAGAAATATGATGATAGTAAATTAGTAGATCAAGATGGTAAGCAGTTAATATTTTCTACTAGACAACAGAAGATGATAAATCAAGCTGCCTCTGCTGCAAACATAATATATAAAGAACTATTAACTAAACCTAAATAATCATGCCACAAGAAAATAAACCTGATTTTGTAGGGGGTGTATATTTAGATGAATCACCTAAAGATTTTGTAATATTAAAAATGAGAATGCATGTTGATAGATTTCAACAGCACCTAGATAATCCTTATGTTAAATCTTTTGTTCAAAAAAACAATGGATATTTAACAATGGATGTTTTAAAAAGTAAGAATGGAAAGTTGTATATTCCACATAGTGAATTTGTGCCTGAGAAAAAGGTAACTACAGTTGAACACAATCCTGATAGAAATTTAGATTCAGGATATGCTAAAAATGATAATCCATTTGAAGATTAGAACATGATACTAGACATTAAATCCCAACTTGATCTTATACATAAAATCAGAAATGGTGAAATCAAGGAGGGGTTAGCTCTAGGTATTAAATCATTTGATACATATTTTAGATTTAAAGAAGAATTTGGTGTGTTCTTAGGACATAGTAATGTTGGTAAAACACACTTTTGTTTTTATCTTATGTTTTTATATTCATATAGACATGGGTTAAGATGGTTATGTTATAGTAGTGAGAATGAAGTTTACAGTAATATAAAAAGAATAATAGAGTTTAAATGTGGTCTGCCCATTAACAAAATTGATGAGGAGGAGTTGGAGAAGGCAAGTAAGTGGGTGGATTCACATTTTAAATTTATAGCAATAGATGATATACAGACATATAAAACTCTACTTGATCTAGGAACAGAGATAAAAAAGTCATGGGATTACAATGGTTTTTTAATAGATCCATATAATTCCTTAGCTAAAGACAGAGAGTTGTATAGAAGTGTAGGTGGACATGAGTATGACTACACAGTTTGTAGTGAGTTCAGATTGTTTTGCCATAAACATAAAGTAGCATTATGGCTTACTACTCATGCAGTAACAGAGGCACTTAGAAAAGTACACCCTGCTCATCATGAATATGCAGGTTATCCAGTTTGCCCAAAATTTAGTGATTGTGAAGGAGGTGGCAAATTCTCAAATAGACCTAACTTTTTTTGCTCAATTCATAGGATGGTTCAACATCCATTGGACTGGATGATTACAGAGATGCATGTTTTAAAAATTAAAGACACTAGTACTGGGGGTATGCCCACCAGTTTTTTAAGCCCAATCAAGATGAGATCAGTAATAAATAATGTTGGTTATAGTATAGAAGGAGAGGACATGATAAGAATGATAGATGAACATACTGGAGAAAGCATACCAAAAACATAAGACTTGGCTAAACATTTGTAGATCATTTGGATTGGATAATGAGACAGCTAAAGACATAGTATCAGAAATGTATTTAAAATTACATGACATAACAGAAAAAGGAACTGACATTACATATGGTAAAGATGATATTAATTATTATTATATTTTTAAAATACTCTACACAATGTTTTTGCAATTAAAAAAGAAACAAAGTAGAGTTAGGTTTGTAGATGAAGATGTATTAAAACATATAGAAGGACCTATGGAAGTTGAATATGCTGTACTAGAAAAAAAGTTTAATGATGAGTTTGACAAGCTGCATTGGTATGATCAAAAAGTCTTTGAAATAATTGCATCAGGAACTAAAATTTCTGTGCTTAGTAGAAAGACAACAATTACATATATAAGTCTATACAATACTTATAGAAATGTAAAGAAGATGTTAAAGAAAAAAATGGGATTATGAAACTAGGAGATTTAGTAGAGTTGGTAATAAGAAAAATAACATTAGGTTATGGTAAAAGTTTTGCAAAAGCAGTTGCTAAGTTATTTGGTTATAAAGATTGTGGATGTGATAAGAGGCAAGAGAAGTTAAATAAATATATAATTACAAAAGATGGCATTAAGAAGTTATAAGGTATTGCTTAGGCAACAAATGGAAGAAGATGATTACATGAGTTTCACAGGATTTAAAGAAACTATGGAAACAGGATTTAGTGATAATGATTTAAAAATTGTATACACATTACATGCAAAATATTTTGATCATAAGTATACTGTTCCATGTGGGTGTGGAGGAGTTAGGAAGATGGACACAATTAATGTGTGGATAAAGGATCTACAAAAAATTTATGATAATGGTGTTCAGTCCAAAAAGTTATCAGAATAAAGAAAACTGGAAGAAGGGTGAATTATCTGAAAAAAGATTTAAAGAATATATGGACAAAATAGGAATAGGTGCAGAGAAAACATCAGAGCAAATTGACAGGTTTGATCATATAGATTTTATTGTAGGAGATAATACACCAGTAGATCTAAAAGGAGATAAGAATACTGATGCAGTATGGCTAGAAAAGACAAATGTGTTTGGAGGCAAAGGATCATTATTAGGTAAAGCTAAATTTATTGTAATAGAATATCTAGACATTAGTGCTTATGTATTTTACAATAGACTTAAATTGGTTGAGTATATAAAACAGTTTAAAGGCATATGCAAAAACAAATCTGACTATCATTGTTTATATACTAGAGAAGGTAATAAAGATGTAATAATAAAAGTAAGAGAATCAGATATTAAAAATTATGAGAGATTTAGATTTCACTACTAGAATACCTGCAAAGGATATGGACAGAGAATTGATTAGTAAAAAACTAGACAATTTAAAAGACCTCCAGTATATAACAAATGCTGAGATAGCTAACAACATATTATTAGAGTATCAAAAAAAGAATCCTACTAATGAAAAGTTAGAGACATTAATAAATGCTGTAGTACAAATACATTTTTATGTAACAGAGCTACAGAATGATAGACATCTTTTGATGTTGAGTATAGATGAATATAGAGCAGATAAATTAAGAGCAGTTGAAAGAGCTAGAAAGGCTGAATCCAAATTGGAGACCAAAAAAGATTGAACTAGGAGTAGAAGTAGAATTTGAACCTAACACAATCTATGTTGGTGCAGAGGTAGATATAGAAAATCTGATAATAGATCAGCTTAATGCTGTATGGATGGACTATGAAGCTATACCAAACATGTATGAGGAGGTATTGATAACATTTCAAAACATGGAGTTGTTAGCTAGAATAATAGGAAAGTTCTACCATGTACATGGAGATAGATTATATATAACAGTAACACTTAAACTACAAGAATGAAAATAACACTATTAGATGGTCAAACATATGACAAAGAAGAATTAGTAAAGAAGTCTTATGATAATGATTTTTACTACAATTTTTTAGGCAAGTATGCTTTCAGTAGCACAACTATAGGACATTTACTATCTTCTCCTAAAACATATAAACACATATTAAAATATGGTCAAGCAGATGCTCAAGCATTTAGGGATGGATGGTTAGCTCATGTTGCAGTATTAGAACCTCATGTCTTTGAGAAACAAATCTTTGTTGATGTACAATCAAAAAATACAAAGAAGTATAAAGATGCAGTCAAAGAATTTGGTAAAGTGTTTACCATGAAAGAAAAACATGATGCAGAGAGGTTGGCTGATGCTTTACTTAGAAATGAAATGGTGTTAGAGAAATTATCTAACTCTGATTTTGAAGTATCAGAAATAGGTGAAATAGGATTTGATGATGGGATGAAGTTTCCATTTAGAGCTAAAGCAGATATTTTAGGAAACAACTCAAGTATGTATGATCTGAAAACAACAAGCTCATTACAGGGTTGGAAATACTCAGCAAACAAATATAACTATGATGTTCAATTATTCATATACTGC